CCACAAGAAGCTTCGTGCCCGCCCCGATCGCCGCGCCGGCAGCAAGCATCTTCGTGTCGACGTTGTCGAGGTCAACGCCGAGCGCGTCGGCGGCGTCGCCGATCAACCCAAGGTGTTCGCCGGCCTTGTTGCGGGCTATCCCGTCGAGCTTCCCAGCGGTCTTCTCGGACTTGTCGCCCAGCCCGTCGACATCGGACTCGGCGGCCTTGGCCTTGTCGCCAAGGTCGTCGAGATCCTTGCCGGCCTTGTCCGCCTTGTCGCCGAGCTCCTTGACGTCCTTCTCGGTCTTCGCGGCCTCTTCGCCAAGTTTCTCAAGGTTCTCGCCCGCCTCCTTGGCGCCCTTTTTCAGGCCCTTGGCGTCGGCGGTGATGTCAACCTGGATCTTCGGGTTAGCCATTGGGCGTCACCTTGTTCAACACCCGCTGCAACTCGGCAGACAACACGTCGACCACTTCCGGCACCGACGCCTCCAAGGCGCGGGTCATGAACTTGTTCGCCTTGATCGGCCCGCCACGCCAGCCCTTCGACTTGTTCGGACGAGACGGCCAGCCGTAGTGAATCGGCCCGGCATACGGCACCGCTTTCAACCCGCCAGCCACAACCGACGCCCCAGCCAACGTGCCCTTCGCCTTCACCGAATTCGCCAGACGACCCGACTGGCGAGGTGCCTCCGAGCGCGCCTTGCTCTCCACCACCTGCGCCGCAGCCTTGTAGGCGTTCTTGAGATCGGCTTGCATGCCCTTCTTCTCAGCGGCATCCTCGATCTTCTTGATCGCCTTACGGATCTCTTTGGCGCCGGTGACCTTCACGACGAACGGCACAACCGCCGCCGCTCAGCTCGTCGCGCGTGCGATGGCGCCCGAAGTCGGCCAAGAGATCGACACCGTCGCAGCGTCACCCACCGCGCCGCCGACTGCCGGGTAGTTCACCGGAACCACCGAACCGGTGTACTTCGGGTTTGTCGTGCCAACCGACGCTGAGGTGGCCCGGATCTCGAACGCCACGTTCGTGCCGGTGTTCCACATCCCCCACAACGCCTGGTCGGTCGCCGACGACGAGTTCGCGAAGTCCTGGTTGAACTCGACGTTCAGAGTGCCGGCCTTCAAGCCCTGCTTGTACTCGCGTGCGCCGGAGGAACCCATCGACGTGAATTCGGGGGTGTCGGCGTTCATCTCGAGCGTGCACGACCGCACGTAGCTCGACAGGTTCACGCTGTTGATGCTCACGTACTGAGCGGTGATGACATACGTCGCCACTTATCTTCTCCTTCGCTTATGCGATTCCGATGGCGACAGCGAACGCGACGGTCGGCGTGCCAGTGCCACCGATCGTCCAAGTCACCCGCCAGTAGTCATCCGCGATCGCCCCGTCCACGTAGGCGAACTGCCCGCTACGGGTGGTCGCCTGGGTGAACGTGATCCGGTCGGTCGCCGACGTGAACGAGCTGTTGTCGTCTGACTGGACCTTCACATCCAACGTCGGGGAGGTGCCCGCCAGGGTAACAACATGCAGCGACGCGGCGATCCGCTGCCCGGCAGCGACGGCGCCGAGCTGGGTGCCGGTGGTGCTCGTTGACGTGGTGACCGTCCGGTTGGCTTCGAGCCGGCCCCGGATCAGCTTGTGCCCGTCCGCCAGGGTGGCGGGCACGGCGGTGAAGCTGTATCGGCCGGGGTCGCCGACGGCGCCGCCGAGCAACATCATCTGCGAGTAGGCGCCTGCTGCGAGGTAGGCGACAGCGCCTTCGCTGCCGTCGACCGGGCAGATCGTCAGGTTCGTGGTCATGCCGGCCATGTTCGCCGGGACGATCTCCTCGCCCGGCACCAACCCGCCCGTGGTGGCGCCGACCGCGGCGAAGTCGGCGAACCCGTTGGCGGTCACCTGCCAGGTCTTGAGCCCTTGCCGGTACTCCCGCGCACCGGCCGAGCAGTAGTTCGTGAACTCGACAGCGTCAGCGCTCATCTCGAGAGCGAGCTGGTCGGTGTAGCAGGTGAGCTTGGTGCCGCCGGAGAACAGTTGGGTTGCGGTCTGTACGAACGTCGCCATCAGCTATGCAACCTTGTCGCCATCATCTCGACGTCGATGTCGACCCCGAGGTATTCCAACGTGCCGTACTGCTTGTCCGTCATCCCTGACGCCTGCTCGAGCTTCAAATCGGAGATCACCCCACCGAGCGTTTGGGGCAGGTCATCGGGTTTGACGGCGTCGTAGATGCTGCGGGTGTTCCCGATCCCGGCGGACACAAGCTCGGCGATCCGGGTTTGCGCCGACCGCATGTTGCTGCGCTGCACCGCGATCTCAATCACGTACCGCACCGTCGACATGCCGCCCTGCATGGCCTCGAGGTACGACACCCACGGGTCTCCGGGTCGGACCACCAGGGCGATGCCGGCGCCGGTGAACACGGCGTCCTGGTAGCCGTCGTACACCCGCACGTTGTCGATCGACCCCAACTGGTCGCACAGAGCAGCAGAGATAGCGGGGAGGTCCATCAGGCCACCACCGCCGCCACCATCGGATGCTGATAGCGGGCCAACAGTTCCGCCACCTTCGGGTTCTGCCGGATGCGCACCACCCCGAAATCACCGAACCCGGCGACACCGAACGGGGCGTCCTTCAACTTCGCGAACTCACCCGCCAAGATCAGGGTCGCCGTCTTCACCGGCTCAGGCACCGCCGCCCAACCCCACCGCGCCGTCACCTGCACCGCCGGCCGCCGCAGACAAGTCGGGAAGCAGCGGGTGCCGACAGCGATGATCTTGTGGAACGGCGGACCGTCAAACGGTTCCACCTCGAAATCCGTGGTGACCGTCCACGTCGTCTCAAACGTGCCGTCATCGTTGTCGTCCGTCTTCACCACCAACCCAGTCAGCGTGGAGATGTCAGCCGTGGCAACGCCGCCAGGACGGAACGCCGGCAGGTACAGCCAGCCCTGCGCCTGCGGCCGGAACCGGGCAGCAGACACGTCAGCGTCCTGCGTGAACTTGCGTCCGCACCACGCCTCCACCGCAAGCTCAGCAGCGGTCAACGACGACGTCAGAATGTCATTGTCAAGGCTGTCGTCGACCCCGGTCCAAGTGCGGAGCTCGGCGAGGGTGGCGTAGTTGCTCACTGCCCCCGCCTCGAGGTGCGCCGCACCTTCCCAGGTTCCGCCGTCGCCTCCTCAACCACCGGGCCGTCTTCAACCACCCTGACGAACGCACCGTCCGGCGCGCCGTCCAACATCGGGTCGCCGTCAGGCACCAGCCGGCCGGCATCCACACTGCCGCACGCCGTCTGCACACGCCTCGTCGCAACCCACATCACAACACCCCTTCACGTTTGGGCGGCCCCGTCGGGGGAGCCGGCGGACTGGCTCAACCCCGACAGGACCAACCTCACACACACCCGCCCGATGTGTGAACCCGAGCACCAACTAGCTGTTGGCACCCACCAGGCCGTACCACTTCACACCGGTGCACACCACCAGAGCCGTCTCGTTCTGAGTCGGGGTGCACACGGTCGCGCTGTCAGCCTGGATCGTCAGAACCTCAGCAGCGTCCGCTGCGTTGGCGATGAACACCATCTGCCCCTTGTAGGAGCTCGAAGCGTTCGGAAGGACCACGTTGCGGCCAGCGCCGCCCGGATCGAACGTGAACACCGTGTTCGCCAGCAGCTCCGCAGCCGTGATGGTGCGGTTACCTGCAAGCGTCTCAACGGTGCCGCTGTTGATGACAGCCAGAGGATGAGCCATGTTCCTGCTACTCCGATCAGGTGACGTTCAGGACGGCGACAGCGCCGCTGTTGACGATCCGGGCGCCGGTCCGCCAGTAGGCGTACAGCGAGCGCATGCCGTTCGGCAGGTTGTTGCCGGTGCCGAACAGGTGAGGAACGAGCTCGACGGTCATGCCGACCCGATCAACGATGGTGTACGCCTCGGCGACATCGCCGTACAGCAGCACGTAGTTCTCGCCCGAACCGTAGGTCCCGTCCACCTGCGGGTTGCCGTAGGCGGTGCGACCCAGGATCGTGCCCGGCCGATCGGCGGCCAGCTGCACCCACACCGTCCCAGCCGACGCCACGTTGAACTGGCGGACCTTGTCGAAGATGATCTCGTTGCCCATCCACACGCCACGGTTCCGGTAGCGGGACGCCACCTTCTCGATCAGCGCGTACAGATCGGCCTCAGCGAACGTGTTGCTGCCGGCGCTGGCCTGCACCTGGCCGGTGTAGTTCGTGTAGATGTCGTAGAACAGACCGAGCGGCTTGTTGCTGCCGTCACCGGTCGTGAGCGCCGAGATCTCGAGATCGTCCTTGGCGGTCATCATCAGGCCGCGCATGTCGGCCTCCATCCCCGCCCAGTCCTGCTGGATCTCGATCGTGAACGGCACGTTCACGTGAGCCTTGTACGGGGTGATGCTTACCGTCGCCAGGGTCGGGGCGTCGTCGGTGGCCTCCGAACCCTCCGTCGCCCACGAAGCGGTCACACCAGCGGTCGACACCAGGTTCAGGTTGTCGCCGGTGATCTGCCGCACACGGGCCAGCTGACGCACCACGTTCGGGGTGAGCCCGTCGTGGGTGCCGGTGATGATGAGCGTCGGATCGAGCACCGTCGGCACGGCGTAGCCGCCAGAGGCGTCGGTGAGCGAAGCGGCGCGCACGTGGTCGATCGACCGCACCTCTTCGGGAGTGAGCGCGAACGACTGGCCGGAGATCAGCTTCGAGAACGCCGACCGGTAGGCCGGACGACTCGCGGCGATCATGTGCCGGGACAGCTTCCCGGACGGGTCGTCGGCACGCTCGAGGGTGGCGTACAGCTGCGACCGGACGTGGTCGTCGGTCAGCGGCAGGTTCTCGACAGCGGTACGAGCGGCGCCACGCACCTGCTCGGTCGGGCCGTACTGCACCTGCTCATCGGCGAGCGGGTCGGCCTTGCGCTGGATGATGGTCGGCGCGCCGGCAACCTGCGCACGCTCCGGGGAGTTGAGAACCTTCTCGAGGGATTCGATCTCCTCGCGGAGAGCGTCAGCCTTGGGGCCGATCTCCTCGTGCTCGGCAACGAGGCTGCGGGTCTGGACAGCTTCCTCGTCGGTAGGGTCGCCGTCGCGCTCAACGATCTCACGCAGCTCGGCCTTGACCGCAGCCTGACGGGCGGTCAGCGCCTCGTACTGGCTACGCAGCGTCTCCAGACGCTTGCTCATTTGGGTCTCCAATAAGAATCGGCAACGCCCAGCGCTGCACGTCCTTACGAGTGACCCTCGGGGCCTGCTCGCCGCTCACGGCTGCCAACTCACAGGTGCCCTCTTGGGCTGCCCGATCCTCGGTGCCTTCGACCGCCACTATAGCGACATTCCGATGACGCTCATCGTCATCCAAAGCCGCCAACGACTCACGCAGGGCCCGCAGCACCTCGGCCGGCATGGCGCGCACCAGACTCGACACCTCGTCATTGAGCGACGACCGCACGGCCACCTCAGTGCCCGAATACGCCGGCCACGTCACCGGGCCACGCTCCATGATGTCCAGCGACGTCAGCGTGCGGCGACGCATCCCATCCCGCTTCGCTGGTTCCCACGTCTCGCCGCCTGGCATCACCGAGAACCGGAACGACTGACCCCAGATCGCCTGGTTGCGGATGTTCTCCCGCAACGGCTCGAAGATCGGGGCCTTGTTGATCCGGTCCCATGCGAACAGACCACGCTCGTCTTCCCATATGGCGCGCGGCGAAGCCACCGGCATGTTGCCGTAGATCGGCGACCGGCCATGGTCGTACATGACGACGATGCGGTCGCCTCGGTCCTTGATGGCTCGGGCGGCGGCGCCCGGAGCGACACGCTCGAGGAACGGGCCTTCGGATTCGCCGTGGATGGTCGTCCACTGGTTGAACACCACCGAGTAGCCGGTCATGTTGTAGCCGTCCGAGTCGCGCAGCGCTGCGGCGAGCTGGTCCTTGATCTTGCCGAGATCCGAGCCCCGTGCCCGCTTGCCGTCCTCGTTCAGGACGTAGGCCGGGATGTCGCCGAACACGGCCGCCCTGACGTTGTCGAGCACGACTTCGTGTTCGACGTCCGACGCGAAGACGAAGTCACGTTCCTCGATCACTGCCCACCACCTTGTG